GTCTCTTACCGCTCCAACGGCAGGTGGAACAGCTAAGCAAAAGGTCGGAGTTGTAACTGTAAAAAGTGAAACAGAAGGCGCAATTATGCTGTATCCTACGTCAAGTTTTATAATTCAAAGCGGACCCGTTAAACCCAGAATTCCTTTTACGGCAGCGGCTGACCTTGAGGCTGGCGATCTTATTTACATATCTGGTTGGGATGCTACCGGTAATTTACCGGTGATGAATAAGGCTGATGCTGACGCAGCAGATCCGGCAAAGTGTGCTGAATTTGTTTGTGATGCTGATGTTTCGCAAGGTGCTGAAGGCGTAGCTGTAACAGAAAAGCTAATTACAGCACAAAACACAAACGGCGCAAGCGCTGTCGGTGATCCTGTATATCTTGGAACCACTGCCGGGTGCTGGTCTCTTACCGCTCCAACGGCAGGTGGAACAGCTAAGCAAAAGGTCGGAGTTGTAACTGTAAAAAGTGAAACAGAAGGCGCAATTATGCTGTATCCTACATACAGTAAAGTTGTAACTGTAAATACGACTGAATAACTATTAGCCGGAGAAATCCGGCTTTTGTAAGGCAATATGAACTATTTAATTGACATAACAACAGGGCCAGCAGTAGAACCTGTAACAGTGCAAGAGATTAAAGACCATTGTCATATATCTCACAACGTTGAAGACAGTTTATTGTCAACATGGATTAAATCAGCAAGAGAAAAAGCTGAAGAGTATCACAAAAAATATTATTTGACTCAAAATGTTAAAATCTCTTTTGATGGATTTCCGTGTTTGCCTTATGCTTTACCTGTTTTTCCTGTTCAGTCTGTTGATTCAATTAAATATGTTACTTGTGAAGGTGTTGAAGTTACTATGTTGCTTACTGATTTTATAATCAGTTTTTCTGGTAAAAAATGCAGGATTGCACACGGCCACAATAAATTATGGCCTATTGTAACACTAAGAAGTATTGATTCTTTTGCAATCAATACTACGGTAGGATATGGAAGCACAGCGGCAGCAGTACCGGCAAAGGTGAAAGATGCAATTATGCTTTATTGTGCTTGGAGAAGTGACAACAGAGAAGCCGAAAACAGTTTTCCTGACTTCTTTTATAATTTGCTGAGATCGGACAGGTATCAATGAACCGACAGAGTACTAAATCAGACTCTACCAGATTGCGGCACTCCAGCTGTTCCGACTGTTCCGGCTGTTCCCGTAAATCAGACTCTACCAGATTGCGGCACTATATAGATGTACAATCGTTGGATCATACTCCTGATGGTGCTGGTGGGTTTACTGATGCTTGGACAAAAGCATGGAGCGAATGGGCTTCTGTTAATCCTTTAAAAGCTGATCAGGTCTTTGAGTACCGGTCTAAAAATGTGCATGCGACTCATTTGATTAAAGTACGTGGATATTCTCAATTGTCAGAACTTAACCGGATTTTATTCGACGGTAGAACTTTTGAAGTTCTTACAGTAGAGAATTTGCAAGAACGCGACTTTATTAAACTGGCTACGTGCAAAGAGGTGAGGGCGTAATGGCCAGAGGTGCAAACAAGGGCTTTTATATAAGTCATGTCAACGAAATAAATAAAGAAATTGAACGTGGCTTGAAGAAAAATAGAGCAAAGGCGGCTCAGTTTGTTGTTAAGAAGCTGAAGCAAGAAGTCGGCAACGTAGCAGATGAAGGGGATTATTCAAAAGCAGGTTCACCACCAAATAAATATAGAGGACATTTACAAAAGGGTATAACATACAAGAATTTAAACTATGTTGTACTTGTGGGTTTTCAAGATCCGGCATACCATGCGCATCTAATGGAATTCGGGACAGATCCAAGGTTTCAGACTACTACAACAACTAAAAAGTCTGGAAAGATTAAGCTAAAAAAAATAAGATATGTAGGACAAGTAAGAAAAAGGCCGTTTTTTGTAAAAACATTACTTGCAAATAAAGAAGAAATCAAACGATTAACATCTGAACCGGTGCTATAATGTACGAATCGGCTTTGTATAATCTTTTTACTGGTGATAGTGCACTTGTGGCATTGCTTGGCACTTATAACACTAAGCCTGCTGTATTTGATCAGGTAGCACCAGAAGCAGCACCGTTTATGTACTTAGTTTACGAAATAAGCAAGTACGGAGAAGAGTCTGGAGCGGTAAGTAGATTTTTAGTTGACATAAATTTATTTGACATGAACTCAAGCCGAGAACCTGCGAGAAACGCAGTTGAAAGAATAGAGTATTTGCTGAAGTTTAAAACATTAACACACGCAAGATACTCTCAAATACGGCACTACACACCTGATATTTTAGTAATAGATGAAGGTGACCCTTCATGCATACATTACAATATCCGGTGTGATGCAAAAGCGGTAGAAACAAAATGGATTAATTCGATAACTCACTAAAAGAGAGGTGACACATGGATACATCAGGGTTTAATGTAAACACTCCGCAAAACTATGTAATTGACAATGCGATACTGTATAAAAACTTTGTAAGCCCGACAAATTTGGGAACAGTTGTCGGTGTTCTTGATGGCGAAGTCAAGATTGACTATACGCCTGAATTAATACCAATTCCGTTTGCAGGTGCTTTGGGTGATGTTGAAGGAATGAAAAGAATTGTAGGTGCAACAGTTGAACTTACAGCCAGCATTTTTGAAATAACAAAAGATAACTTGCTTGCTTCTGTTGTTGGCTCAGTTGCGACAGATTACCCTTCGGAACAGGCAAAAACACACGATCTTATTACCCCGTCACTTACAATAAACAGCGCCGAATACGTTGATTACGCAATTGTTGGAACCATGCACGGGGTAACAGGTAAGATAATTTTTGCTTTGCTTAACGGCCTGGCGTCAAGCCCGTTTTCGATGTCCTTTGCAGAAAAGGGACATAGCTCTATTGCTCTGACTATTAAAGGTCACTTTGCGCAAGATGCACTTTCAACAGTGCCATTCAAAATTTATAGGCCTGTTGCAAACGTTGTAGAACTTCCAGACCTGAACCACTCAACATTTAGCCCTACAGCAGGCAGTTATTCAGGCGCTCAGAATGTGACAATTACTTATGATACAAACGCAACACTCAAGGAATACAGCCTTGACGGTGTGGTATGGGTAGGATATACCGAACCAGTGGAAGTTGCATCAAGTTGCACGTTGTACGCCCGTGCAAGTGCAGCCGGTTACGATACCAGAGTGTCGAGCGCAGCATATACAATAACAGACTAACAAAAACAATCTCATGGAGGCGAACATGGAGACTGAGGAGTTAAGAGAAGTAAAGGTAAGGCCCTTGCGTTGTGGCGACTTTATAGGGCTTTCTTCGATGCTTATTAAACTTGTTAAAAATGAAGACTGTAAGCATATTGCTGAAATGGTTGTCGATAAAGGCGCAGAAATGCAAGACACCGATACAATCAAAGAGCAGGCAGATATTTTATTGCCACTTGGTAAAGAAATATTTGGACTGTTACAGGAACATTTATTTGAGCCGCTTTCTAATTTCGTTGTGAGCGTTATTGGCGCAAAAGACCTTGAAGATATGTATCAGAACTACCCTTTTGACACTATCCCGACTGCCATTAATCAGATTCTGGCACGACCTGAGTTCAAAAGTTTTTTATCTGGTGCCTCTCTTCTTGTCAAGCCAATAGTAAAATACGCGAAAGCATACGCAGAAAAGAGAGGCAAGTCAAATACTACCTTCGATTAACAGCGCAAGAGTTTTCCAGATTGGATTTTACTGATCTGGAATTTTTCTCTGAGATGATTGAGGAAGACGAGATTAAGCTGCAAAAAGAAATGTATAGATCAAGCGCTTTTTCGGCTTGGCTTACTGGTGCAGGTGGCAAAAATAAAACTTTTAATTCTTACTTAAATGATATTGGACTTGGCGAACGTCCGGCAAAGATCAGCAAAGAAGAGAAAGAAAAGATAATTCAAAAGGCTCTGGAAGAGGATAAGAAAAACAGAGAACTGTTTGCAAAAGGATACGTAGAACTATGAAAGAGCTTTTTAAACTTGTAGGTGTTATTGCTGTAGATGGGCTTCAGGCTGTACAAGCTGGTCTTAAAGACGTTGACAAAAAAGCACAACTTACCGCAAAGTCATTGCGTAAAGCTGGCTCAGAAGCTGTTAAAATAGGTACTGATTTAAGTAAATACTTAACGCTTCCATTGGTTGCACTCGGCACAACGGTGACAAAGTTTGGCGGTGACTTTGATAAGGCAATGACAAACTCGCTTGCAATTATGGGTGAGTTGTCTGATTCTATGAAAAAAGATATGTCAGATGCAGCCAAACAAGTTTCAACAACCACAAAGTATAGCGCAACTGAAGCCGCAAAGGCATATTATTATTTGGCATCCGCTGGCTTAGATGCAGCAAAATCAATAAAAGCACTCCCAAATGTAGCCAAATTTGCACAAGCTGGAAACTTTGACTTGGCGCTGGCAACTGACTTGTTGACAGACGCTCAAAGTGCGTTAGGCATGGCATCAAAAAACACACAAGAGTATATGAAAAATCAAGTTCGTGTTTCTGATGTTCTTGTCAAGGCAAATATATTAGCAAACGCAAGTGTAGAACAATTTTCAACATCATTAACAAATCGGGCCGGAGCAGCTTTAAGAATACTTGGTAAAGACATAGAGGAGGGAGTTGCAGTACTTGCAGCATATG